AAATCGCCTTGCGGTACTTGTCGTTGCTCATACGCAAAACCGCCGTTTCTGCCCTCTTTAAATCGTCTGTGGTCGATTTTATGAGTGCGTCAAGTTTACGGTCATTCACCTTAAAAAACTCGGCTGTGCTGTGTTCTGACGGCTTTTTCGGGGCTTTGAAACCGTCCTTGACAGCCTCAAGGATTTCTGCCTCCTGACTTGCATTTCCGTCAGCTTTGGCAGTGCGAATCATCTCCTCGACTTTGCTGTTAATGGTTTTGAAACGCTTGCCGAATTTCTTTGCGTTATGCTTGCGGTACTCTTCAAGGCTTTTGAGCTGTTCAGCCTGCCATTGTGTCCAATTGTAACCCTCTTTGGTTTCTTCGGCTCTGTGACGGCTGAAATTGCGCATCATGCTGTCGATAAGCTCGTTTTCAATTCTCTCAAAAGCCTCTTTAATGTTGTAATCACTCATCATTTACCTGTGTATCGTTCTGTTCGGGATTGCTTTCGGATTTTTCCGCATTATCTTCCGCATTTTCTTCATCTTCTGCGTTATCGTCAGGCTCTTCGGTGTCGGTAAGGTCCACATCGTCAAGCTCCGATTTTTCTTCTTCGCCTGCAATGCCCTGTTCTTCCTTAATTCTCTGCACCTCTTCGGCTTTCCAATCCTCCGACTTGCTGTCGCCGTAAAGTTCGTCAACCGATGTTTTAACTGACATCAAACCGCCCTGTCTTGCTTTTGACACGGTTTCAACCTGACTTTCAAAGCTCGGATTTGCATATTCGCCGAAGTTCACGGACACTTCCAATCCCTCAACAATGCCCTTGCCGTTGAGTTCACTGTCTGCATTGAGTACAACTGCAACAAGGCTTTGAAGTGCGTTCTGCGTAATTTTCACAAGGTTCTGCCTTGTGTAAAGGGTTGTCTTTTCCTTTTCACGCTGAGCGTCTGCATTGTCAAGTTTCTTCGTATCAATGCCGAGAGTTGACGGCGATATAATGCCCTGTAAGCAGAGGTCGAGGGCAGTAATGTATGAACTCAAATAACTTTCGTGCTGAATCTGCGGACTTTCGGTGTAAATCCTGTTGCCGTTGCCGTTTTCAGACATATCGTTGCCCACGGTTATAAATCGGTTGTCAAACGGATTTGGCGATATTGGCTGACAGGTTTCGGGATTTCTCGGAACAAGGCAATCAGGCACATACTGCTTTGTTCGGCAGGCTCTGAGTGCGTCCATCCACTGTGACCACACTTCATCAAGACTGTCGAAAGCGTCTGTTTTTATGCCGATAATGCCCGCACCTCTGCCCTTGTGGCACGATTTGCCGTAAAGGACAGGTACAGCCCACATATATGATTCGTCAAATGTAACGCCCTTTGAATCAATCCACGAAAGAGCGTCAACCGTGTGCAGGTCAATCTCTTTGCCGTTGTCATCGTACAAAGCATAGTGAATATAGCCGTAACCGTATGTTTCTTCAAAACGGTAACGGCGGTGTTTTTGCGTGTAATCGGTGTAAAACTTAACCTCTCGGATTCTGCCGCGCACATATGTAAAGTCGATGTTTTCGGCAGAATACCATTCAACAATCGGAACATCTGATACAGCCGTGTCAAAGCTGACCTTAAAAGCACCGTCACCAACAACACATAGGTCACGGAGCATTTGTTTAACCGTGTCGGATAGCTTGTTCTGCTTTTCAATGTCTTCCCAACGCTCTGCATAAGCGGTTGAATTTTTACTTGTAACATCTGTGCCGTTGTAGTCGGCAATTACGATATTCACAAGCGTTTCGCAGATGAGTGCCGGCAAACCTGTGTGTATTTTACGGATTTCAAGCCCCTTTGTGCTTTTTGCCGCCCAAAACATAGTTTTGTTTGTATCAATCTGCCTGTACAGCTCCGCAAGCTGTCTGCTGTTGCCCCAATACCAAATGCGATTGATAAAGCACTCGGTCAGATGATTGCTTGTTTCGGTAACGGTAATTGTTTTGTCGCTTGCAGGAGTAATCTGCAAAAAGTTTTTAATTCCCGATCTGATAGATTCAGCCATTCTGTTAATCAGCCCCATTTATTTCACTTCCAATAATATTTTTAAACGGCAGCCACGCATATTGACCGCTGTTAATGCAATGGTCGTGACCGTCCTCGGGTGTGTTGTCTTTATCCTCTCGCCAGCTGTAAATTTCAAACTCGGCAATCGTGTTTTTACAATGTTCAAGCACAAAATAACAGTCGGTGGCAAGCCGAGTACAAGATTGATTCGGTCGATAATCTTCGTTTTCTTCCATGCATTTGCAAAGTCATAGACACAGCCGTGCTGTCGCTTATACTTTTGAAATTCGGTAATAGTCGCTTGGTCGGCGCTGTCAATAAAAGCCGTGCGTGCAAAGCCCCATTCATCACGGTTGCGGTCAAGAAAATCAATAAAATTCTTCACCGTGTCACTCGGGGCAATAGGCGTTTGCATTTCAGCGTTGTTATAAACTCTTTCATCAAGCTGAACACACTTGCCGTGATTGGTAATGCCGTAAAATGTCATTGCGATAGTGTCAGGCGACTTCTGCGAATAGGCGGTATCAAGACCTGTGGTGAACTGAACAAAGTGTTCCGACTTGCGGTTACAGTTCAAAAACTTTCCTGCCCACTCTTTTGATTTGATATGTCTTGCCCTCTCAAAATTCGGGAACACAAGACCTGTTGCTCTGCCTCGCAAACCTAAGATTTTATTTTTATAGAGCTTTGTACCTTTCGGTGCAGAGTTCTTTTTCTTTTCAATCTGTTCGGGTGTAAGACTTAAATTGTCGGCAAAAGAAAAGAACCAATACCGCCAATTCGGTACAGGTTCTTCGGTAAGCTCCGCCGTAATCTCGGGAGGAACATCGTTTTCATATTTTTTAAAAGGACGGGAGCGGTTGACAA